AGGCAATTAAGTCATTATGGATAAACAACTAATTGATAACGCTTTCTATATGGAAGAAAAGAAGTGGGGAACTTGGCAGTCACATTATCCTGATGGTAAAGGTATCATCACTTCACTGAATGAGGAGGAATGTATTCGTAGCACTCGTTGGTATTTGAAACAACAACAAGAAGGTACATTTGACAAAGTAGAAACAAAGACTTATACTTCAACTGTTGATGGGAAATTATGACGACACGAACTTATACGACCAAATCTGGAAATACTTTTGAATGGGAAGAAACACCAGAAACTGTGGTGGCAGTTCAAGAACTTACAAAGTTTGCTGGTAATTATCCTGGTCCTCTTTATGCTCCACATTCTCACTTGAAAAATGAAACTCAGACTGACACCAAATCAACAGATGTGGGCTAATATTTTTAAGTGTGCTGTTGAACGTTCTAACATTTATTTCAAAGAAAAAAATTTAGATAGACACGAACGAGAGCACAGTACAGTAATGTTAGCACTTCAAAAAGGCGAACAATTCTGGAAAGAATTGCTATGAGAAAGTTTATCAAGTGGTTTTTATCTCCATCACAAAAACCAATCGTAGAGGATGATAATGTTTATTCCAAGTTGATTGAACTTGAAGAGCGTATCATTGCATTAGAGCAAGAGAATGTAGAAACATCAAATTGTTTGTACGAGTTAATGAATGCGATTGATGCTGTGGATGCTCGCATAGATATTCTGACTTTAGAAAAATGGATTGATCCAGATGTATGAAGACCTCACAGAATTCGAACGAGCACTCGCTCACTTCGGTACGAGAGTGGACATCATTATTGCTCTTGAAATGGGCGACAAAATTGATGCCGCAGCAGCATATAAAGAAATTAAAGAAGAACTTAAAGAACTCAAGCGAGCAAAGAAACAATACGGTAAGGATATGTAATAAGTGTGGAGAAACCAAACCACTTGACGCAGACCATTATCAGGTGGTGAGATACTTTCGTCAGGGATTCTCCTACTACTGTAATGAGTGTAATAAACCAAAACCCAGAGAAGATTGATTATGGACTACAAAGAGTATTCTCTTGAAAACCTTGAAAATTGGTTGCACGATTCTCTTTCTTGTGGGGAAGCATCACCACACGAAATTTATTCTGTAATTCGTAAAGTTGTGCAGGACGAATACAATTATCACAAAAAACAATCACAGAAATGCCTTGGATTGTTGGAACTGTTGAGTGGGCATCGTCCCGTAAAACTTGTTGATAATGGTATGCGTCCCTGGGGACATAGTGATTTGGAGTATCTTGCTTGTAATAAGGATGACCTATCACCAGAATGTAAAGGTGCTTGGAATGACTTCTGGGAACAAGTTGACGAAGAAGTAAAACAAGATATTCAAACAAATGGTTATGAGTGGACACCCTAATGTACACTCTTGAACTACTGAAAGCACTTTTACCATTTGTTGGTACTTTATGTGTGGATAATTTCTTACATAAACAGGGAGAACTTTGTAATGTTAGACAACCACCTAATAATGTGGTAAAATATGACCCAAGAAGTCCTGAAAATGCTTGTTATCGTGATGGTATCTTCTATCCACGTTGCAAAGACTTAGAAAATCCTGAAGTTCTTCGTTATCACAATCTATTACTTGGTAAAAACTAATGGCACTATCACATCAAACACTTGAACATCTACTAGAAGCTGAAAGTCACATTCGTGCCGCAATCAAGTCTGCTGCTACAAATGAAAAACCCCTAGTAGTGCAACAACTCTCTAAACTTCTGTTAGATATTGAACATTGTAAGAAGTTTGAAGAGATTATGGATATGCTTGATAGTCGCAAACCAGGCAGTCGCGGTAACTTTGGTTCTTTCTTTGATGAAGATTGAGTAATGTAAAGCAATCCCGAAGAGATTGTTAAATGTCTAGATAATGTGTGTTGATATGGTAACATATCTGAGTATTCGGGAGCAAAAAAACTATGACCCTTTCTTCAGGAAAACAAGAAAGCCTTACTGATGATGAATGGAATGAGATGGATGCACTTAGAAAAGTTATCACTCAAAGACCGCAAGCATTAATTCCCGAAAAAATGGAAAAGTTCACTGAATATATGGTGCGAAGTTTGAAAGAGATGGGCAATTGAATAACTGTCACAAGGGCACTGGACAAGTGCCCTTTTTTCATATATAATGACTTTAGAATACCAAATCCAATGAACATCAAAGCAGTTCTACTTGCTGGTCTGATTGCTGCTCCAATTCCTGCATTTGCACAGCAGACTAACATTTACCAAACCTGCACAAATTATCAAGAAAACTACACTCCTGGTTATTATGACCAGTATGGAAATTATATTTCTGGTCGGGTGAACACTCAACGCTACAATGTTCAGTGCGGAACTGGTACATACTACCGTCCGAATGGTGGTAATGTGTATCAATCACCCGTCGCAGTTCCTATTCAACAACCACAGTATCGTCAGCGTATTTGTAATCCTACTGCTGGTGCAGCTTTGGGTGCTGGACTTGCATCTGCACTGACTGGTAATAGTTATAACTACGGTGGAAGTTATCAGCGAAACTATAATCGCAATAGTTCTTCTGGTAGTTGGAGCAACTATGGCACCAATAGTAATGGATGGACGCTATTTGGTGCTGGTCTAGGTGCATTGCTCTATAGTTGCTGAAACTGAGCCACTTAAAGTGTCCCTGTAGTATAAGCACAACTCTCAAATGGCAACTCGCTCTCGCATCGGTATTCAACTCGCTGACGGTTCTATCCTGTCGGCGTATCACCACTGGGATGGTTACCCTGAATGGTTGGGTCGTATTCTCAAAACTCATTACAACACCAAAGATAAAGTTGCTGAATTGATTGATGGTGGTGATATGAGCACCTGCTGGGATGAAGAAAACAAACCAGCATATTATTCTGCCCGTGGTGAAATCTGTCCGCCTCGCCTTGATGCTGACCTCTGTGAGTATCTTCTCGCTGATGGTGCAGAAGAGTATCATTATCTCTACACTGGTCTTTATAGTGAGTCTAGGTGGGTATGCTATAATATGCATCAGTTCACTGATAACAAACTCCCCGAAGTTGTTGAAATACCCTCTGGAGCACTTGTAGTATGATTAACCGCAAATATGTTGTCGCTGGATTGATTGGTTTTGCCTTTATTCTTGGGTGGAATGTGTTTCTAATCCAGCGTGATGAGCGTCTTTATGATGCTTATTATCGCCAACAAGCAATAGAAAATCTCAAGCGACCTCCAAGTTCTGAGATTAAATGATAGAGTTTCTTCTCATTTCAGCAGCATTTGGATGGTTCTTTATCGTCCTATTCTCCAAACACTTCAATTACCTAGACGAACACGAGGACAAAAAATGATTTCGAAACGCATCCAAGACCTCATCAGAAAAGCAGAAATGGACAAGGCAGCGGAAGACTTTTGGAAAGAAGTTGAAGCGGAAGCGGCAAAACTTGAAGTGACTGTTGATTATTATTTGGCTGAGTTTTATTGATGAACTACCTTTGTTTTGTTGATGGTCTGCTAGAGTACGCTAGTGCTGACCCATCTTCTTTCGCACACTACCAGTTAGTATACGCTGAAGAACACAAAAATGCTAACGTTCAGTATCTGACTCTGACTGATGAAGAGTATGATAAAATGTTCCCCTATGAGGAGGATGAAGAATGACTTTTCTACTTGGAATGGCACTGGGTTCTCTACTTACAATCGGTACAGCATTTATCTTTGCTGCTGACCGAAATAACCTTGACGAAGGCGACGAAAACTACTACAATTAAGAGGTAATTTACACAAACAAATGGCACAAAAGTTTCTCTACATCGTTCAACACTATTGCCCATTTCCCACTTCAGAATATGGTGGAGTTTGGAATGTGATTGCAGAAGATGACAATGAATGTTTCGATCTAATTTCTGCTGATGATGACGGCAATTTCTATGAAAAATACTACAGCAATTTGAAAGAAAACATTCTTAGTGCTGTAACATTTGCACTTGCTGAAGATGTAGAATCTGGTGTTGTTGAATCATTTACTACTTGATGAAACTTTCCATTGATTTGATTCCACAATTCACCCACAAAGCACCCAAAGGTTATTCTTATGAAGTTGAAGAGTTCAAACGTAATATCTTTTCTATTTGGTTGCGTTGTCACCGCGAGTTTGATTACAATTTGGGCAAACCTACCCGTACAATCTGGGGGTTCTACTCCTACAAAAAGTGTGAGTTCTATTCTCCTGTAAATAGTAAGGAAATCGGCAAAGTTGTAGATTTCAAGAGAACCAGAAACTACACGGCTATGCCAATCAAACAAACACCTTTAGAGGCAGCATTTGGATGATTTACGAACCACAAGTCAATGATTATGTAATCTGGAAACCTCACATCAAAGGTTGGGTGTATTTCAAGTGTGAGGATTATATTACTATCGAAACTTGTGTGTGGGAGAAAGATGATGAAAACTATGCCTGCTGTTCACTTCATCGGAATGAACGTATCTTAGTTTTATGTTATCACCAACAGTGGAATGAACTCACTTATGTCAAGACCAGGAAATCTGTGTATGAAAAAAAGAATGACATTGTGGAGACTGTGGTGTAAATCACTAGGAGAAAAAGCAGGTAAAAATGACAGAGAAGCAGACAACATTGCTTATATACGGAGCATTATATTTCTCACTTATCTCATTACTAATCTTTTTATTTGTGCAGGGGTCATAAGGCACTGGAATGATGTTCCAACAATAAATAATGAAAAAGTATCAATAAAATGAAGACGTTTCAGCAATTTATGGAACAGCATCCTACGATGCAACCAAACGAGTATAATAAACAAGTTGCTAGACAGTCTGCACGTTGGAAAGGTATGCAAATCCGTCAAGCACACGGGGAGATGGAGCACGAAGCAGGTGCTGAATTAGCAGCAAAGAAAGCAAGAATGAAAGCAATTATGTCTCGCTAATTAAAACTGAGCCACTTAAAGTGTTTCAATAGTGTAAGCAACAATTCCATTATGGATTCTTTTGACGATCTGCAAGTTGAAGAGTTCTCTTCCTTTGATTTTGTTGAAGAAATGAATGAAGGTATCTTCGATGAAGAAGATAACGACAAATCTTTCAACACTCTCCTTAACTCTAACATTGATTTTTGATTAAAATGACTGAAACTATTGCCAACGTGCTGCCCCACATTCGTGATCTTAAAGATGCTTGGAGGAAACAAGACTTTATCTTCACCAAGGAGCAACAATCCCAATATGATTTGTTGATTGCAACTCGCCGTGAACGTGTCCGTCAGTTGTATGCTGAAGGTCGTGTCTTCAAGGGTTCGTATAAAGCAAAGGAGGAGGAGTTCTAAATACTAAAAAGAGTGTTTAGATACTGATGAAAACCTTTCAGGAGTTTGTTTTGATTGCTGAAGCAGCCTATGACGCTAGTGTTATGGGTTCCTCTCAAATCCGTCGCATTGGTGATGGTGGTAGAGTAGGAGCTGAGCGCAAGAAAACTGCTCCTGAAAGACGTAGGACAAAGAGAGTAGGTGGAGGACAAACTGCACCTGCTAAAGAATACAAACCACGCAAAGATATTGGAACTCAACGTCAAGCATCTACAAGAGTTCAGCAACCAGAACAAGAGCGTGGTTCTGCAAGAGAAAGACAACTAGCAGCAGCAAAAGAAGAAAGAAGAAAAGCAGCACAAGCAAGAGCTGCTGCAAAGAAAACAGGTGCAGATGCAACTGCTGCTAAACCAAAAGAAAAAGAATTAACAACAGCAGCATCACAACTTCTCAAGAAAAAGAAAGAAGCAGCAAAACGTGAGAAGCAAGTTAAAACTGTAAAAGGTGATTATACCAGAGCAGAGAAGAGACAACTCAAGAGATCAGGTAGAAGAACTCTACGAGACATTGTTCTATCCGCAACTGGTAAGAAGAAAGAAAGTCAGTTGAAGCACAAATATACTGGAACAGGTGACGAGGGCGGCAAAGATTAACTGAGCCACCTAAAGTGTCCTAGTTACAGATACGCACCAGACCCATCTAGGACCGCCTACAACACTATGGAAACAGTGACTATAGGGGTTGATACCCTGAAACGCCTAATTCGTGATCTTGAACAAGCAGTTGATGTGTGCTATAATGTAGATCCAACAGAGAGTGGAGGTTATGAACAAACCTATCCATTCGCTACAGGTTATTCGCGTTCTGCGATGCAATCTGCTATCCTTGACCTTAACAATCTCCTGAACAAGTGATTACTCTTCGTCCTCATCAATCCCGTGCTATTGCTGCAATGCAGAAGCACAACAAAGGGCAAGTGATTGTGCCTACTGGTGGCGGTAAGACCCTGAAGATGATCTATGATACGATGCGTCAGTTTCAGTCTGAAACTCCGCAGACTGTTGTAGTTGTTGCTCCCCGTATTCTGCTTGCTGAGCAACTCTCTAGTGAGTTTCTGGAGCATATCACCAACGCTGAAGTTCTGCACGTTCACAGTGGAGAAACTTCCCACGTTAGCACTACCAAACCCGCTGACATTGTTGTTCACGCTGGTATGTGTGCCGCTGCAGGCCTTCATCAGTTGATCTTCACCACCTACAACTCTTTGCAGCGTCTGGTTGATGCTGAGATTGATGTTGATACGATTTACTTTGATGAGGCACATAACAGCGTTCAGCGTCACTTTTTCCCTGCAACTGAGCACTTCTCTGCTAATTCTACCCGTTGTTTCTTCTTCACTGCAACGCCGAAACATTCTACCACTATCTCTAAACCTGGGATGAATCTTCCTGAGGTTTATGGTCAAGTAATCTGCCAAGTTCCTGCTCCTGAGTTGGTACAAGGTGGATACATTCTGCCTCCTAAAGTTGTAGTGAAGCAACTGCCTATGGTGAAGGATCGTCAGATGATCTTCGAGCGTGATGCAGACAATCTGATTGAAACGATTGATGACCAAAACATCAGCAAGATTCTGATCTGTGCTCGTGCCACCAAGCAGATTGTTGGTCTTGTTTCTCAATCAGACTTCTGTGCTCAACTAGAGCAACGTGGTTACTCTTGGATGTATATTACTGCCAAGACTGGTGCAGTCATCGACGGCAAGAAAGTGGACCGCGAGAAGTTCTTTGATACCCTCAATGCCTGGGGTAAGGATAGCAGCAAGCGATTTGTTGTTCTTCACCATAGTATCCTATCTGAGGGTATCAATGTGTCTGGATTGGAGGCAGTGTTGTTTATGCGTAATATGGACTATATTGGTATCAGTCAGACTATCGGACGTGTGATCCGTTTGGGTGATGAATCCAAGAAGTTTGGTCTGGTCTGTGTTCCAGTGTATGACAAGGTTGGTATCAGCACCTCTCGCAAAGTGCAGGCAGTTGTTGACACTATCTTCCAGCGTGGGGAACCTGCAGTATCAGTAGTTCGCAAGTGAGTCTCACTGAGAACCCAGTCCAGCACTGGGTTCAAAACCTGATTTTTTTGCAATTCTGCTGCAACCGACCTAGAACCCATCCACTGCAACCAGATCCCCGCTTTTTATCAAAATGAACTCCAAGAATTGGAAAGCTTACTGCCAAACTACATTTAACTCTTTGAGTGCTAATGTAGACAACTGGGGCGATCCTGATTTCTTCAGACCCATCACACGATTGTACTACATCGGTGTGTTTGATTGTGGACAAGTTAATCACCTTGGTCTGATAAGTGAAACCGCAAAGGATACTCCAAAAGAGCGTACTCACGATCACTGTTTGTCGCCACAATTCATCGGTCGGATGATTATGGACAATCCAGACAAGTATCTCTCTGATTATGATGTATTTGAGAACCTGTTCTGGTTATCTTGTTCCACAATTACAGTCACCAAGGATGAGAACAAGCGGCTGAGTATGCTGACGGAAAATGATGGTGTGGACTACAAAGTTCACATTCCCACTAATCTCAAGTATCAGCATCTTGGTATCAAATTGTATCGCAAGACTGGTGCAAGTTGGAAGACTGCTGTAGAATACGAGGACAACATTATCCCAGCGCCTGTTGATCTGTTGGACTATGAAAAGAGGTTTCTAGTATGAAAGAAGGTTTCACAATGTATAAGGATCTCTATGCAGCAGTTCCTTATGGCAACAAGGGTTA